GGGGTTCACGTAGCACCGTTAGATGTTAATTCTATATTTAAGATGTTGACAGTTCAGGTTGAGTCGAAGACGTGTTGCAAGAGTGAGCAACTTGCACAAGCTATAACTTCTGCTTATATGGAAGCATTTTTCCATGGTGAAGCGTTTTTCAACGCTTTAGATGCTTCCATATCAGGGTGTTCTAAGTCCTTCTCATTGGAAGAACAACAGAAAGAATATCCTGTTTTTACATGGAAACAAAATGTGGAGAGATTCTGGTCAACAGATGTTCGAAACTCGGCCTTGGTATCAGGTCGCAACCAAAAGATCCATGATGTTGATATTTACTGTCACGACTCACTCATCACTCTACAGAGTCGTAGAAGCGTGGATCATCATCCTAATCAACCCGCACGGGCGTTCCCCAAAGTCCGTTTTTACGGAGGATTGCAGGTTTCCAAAGAGAGTGATACGGGGAGGTGGACTGAGTTATCCACCACCCTCGACAATCAACAACTTGCCGATAATATACAAACAAACATGTCGCAAATGGCGACCCCCAGTGAAGGGGATTCACAAAACACAAGCCAGGAGCAAACTCAATTCGTTAATGAAAGTTCTTTTCAGTCTTTAGACCTGAGTACCTCACACGACCCGACTGCTGATGATAAGTTAATTAAATCCCAATTGGGCACTTTTTTAAGTAGACCAACGAAGATTGCAACTTATACGTGGACGGAAAATGGAGCTGCTGGTATTAAAACAACTATTAAACCTTGGGGTTTGTATTTTAATAATGCAAATATCAAGAATAAATTACAGAACTTTAAGTTCTTGCGGTGTACATTGAAGTTGAAATTCACCATTAATGCAAGTCAATTTTACTACGGATCACTAGGAGCCTTTTACACTCCCCTAAATACCCACTTGCAAGCTTTTGGTGGTTCAAATACCAATGGCATTCAAATTTATTCTTCACAGAAACCCCATGTGTGGTTGGACCCACAAACATCATCTTCTTCCGAAATGAAGTTACCTTTTCTCTACCCATTCAATTTCATAGACACCCAATTTAAATCAGTTTTTGACGACATGGGTGACCTTGAGTTGATACAGTACGCAGCTTTGCGGTCAGCAAACGGTGTTACTACCACAGGCGTGAATGTTATCATTTATGCTTGGGCAGAGGATGTTGAACTAACTGGTGCCACCAGCATACCTGTGCTCCAGGGTAAAAAATCATATGGACCTATTTCAGGACCTGCAAGCACAGTTAAAAACATTGCATCTAAATTGGAAAATGTTCCAGTTATTGGTGGTTTTGCGAAAGCCACTAATGTTGTAGCGAGTGCAATAGGCGATGTTAGTGAGTTCTTTGGTTTCACAAATGTGCCAGTTGTCGATGATGTAATGCCTTTTAAACCAACAAGTTTTCACACGTTGTCAAGTGCACACATTTCTGAACCTATCAATAAACTTTCCTTGCAACCAAAGCAAGAAATCTCAATAGCAACTGATCATTTAGGTGACCAGTTCTCTGATCAATTACATATTGCGAATTTTTGTCAGAAAGAAAGTTTTCTTACTGGTTCTTTGTGGACAACTTCGGACCCTGAGGACAAAATATTGTTCACATCATCCGTGACTCCGGAATTGTATTTGAGTACTACTGGTGCACCTACTTTTTTGTATGGTACTCCAATGTCGCATGCTATGAGTATGTTCACATACTGGAGGGGTGATATCATCTTCCGTTTCAAAGTTGTTAAATCTCAATATCATCGTGGGAGGGTTAATATATGTTGGGATGTTGGCAACAACAACCCAACAGTAATGCCTGGTTATGGGAATCCATCAGTGATGAATGTTGTTTTTGATTTGGAAACTCAGGATGAGGTTGAAATCCGAGTACCTTACATGCAAGCAAAACCTTTTTTGAGGAAAGCAGATATGACTGTTTATGGACCAAATATGTGGGACAACACGGGGGCACCTGCTTTTACTGCTAGAGGCAATGGAATCATACAGATGAGGGTTGTGAATAGGCTAACAGCACCTGAAGCTTCGTCTGATGTTGATGTTCTCATTTTTGTAAGAGCAGCAGAAAACATTGAATTTGCTGCTCCTTGTGAATTGTTACAGAATTGGTCGATTGCTGAGCTGCAGAGTAAGAAAACATACGATGAGCCAGAAAGCCAAGTGTGTTTCGATTCTCCATCTGTAAGCCATCCATGTGTGTATGATGAGGTCTTTGGTGAGAAGATTGTTTCTTTAAGAGAGTTGCTCCATCGGAGTTCATTGTCTTGTTCAAATATTATCTACAAAGATCTTAATTGGTCCACGGAACAAATGGTGTACACACTGCCTATTAAGCGTTTGCCAAGATCCTATGGTTATAATCAGTATGGTTGGGAAAGTGGAGCTAACTCCTCCAATGTTCAGGTTCCTTTTAACTTTGTTAAGAACCACCCAATCAACTGGTTAGCATCATGTTTCGTCGGCCACACGGGCAGTGTTAATTACACTTTTAATTCTATTTTTAACGATCAGAAAGTTTCTAGATCATATCCTCATGTTAGTGTCACAAGACAATCGTATGGTAGAATTACAGTGCCTTCAGCACTGAGTACAGGAGGTTCGACTGTGTCTTCCTCCCAGTACATGAGGGAATTAAACACCTCAACAAATGCGCTTCAAGCTGGCGCAACAGGAACAGCTGTCACAAATCAGTTCACACAAGCTGGTTTAGCGGTCAATTTACCTTACTATACCAATGCAAGGTTTTTGATCAACAACGTAGATACATACTACGGAACTATCGCTTCTTTAAGCGGTACCGAGGATGATTGGTTCGCTTTTAATCTCAAACGAGGTTTACAAAGCGCAACCGACACTCACACGGTGATTGATACATATGTAGGCACGGGACCAGATTTTAATCTGATCTTTTTCGTGTGTGTTCCACCAATTTCTTTCTTGCCACCTCCCGTCGCTAAAACGACAGGGTAGGTTGTGGTGATACGGCCACCACAGGTCTTCGGACCGGATAGACTTAAGTCTTATTATGACCCCTTGAGGGGTTTGTATGCGACTTAGGTCGCGGAATTTACCC